TGTTACGGCTGTGCCTGTTACGTCAATGCCTGTTAATGTTGTGGATAGTTTGGGTGCGCCCGCATAATACGCTGTAACCGCGCCTGACTGGTTACCAGCTATCATTAATTCATTATTTGCGGCATTAGCTAGACGAAAATCATTGGCAAGTATTTTTAAATTTCCGATACCTTGGTCGCTAATAAAACTGCCAGACCCATCATGATAAATCTGTAGGTCAGACCCAGCGCCGAATATGGCTTTGTCGTTAGTACCGAATGACAAGTTGCCTGTCATAGTATCACCAGTAATGCGAACAAACCCTGTACTTGTATCAAAGGCAGTCTTTAGCTCACTAAACGTAATTGCTTTTGTTTCATCAGCAGTAATATCAACTACAACAAACTCATCTGCCTCAGCTAAGTTAGCACCAGTAATGTTAGTTAGTTGTGTTATTTTCTTATCAGCCAAGTTCTTATTCCTTTATATCACAGCTTCTACAGCTTCAAAAGAGATACCGTAGATTGACGCATTGTTAATTGACCATGAAGTCATGTTTGTTGCTAGTCTGAAGACCCCTTTAGGAGAATTAAATACAACTGATTGATTTGAGTAGTTAGTTCTTAACGAAGGCCATATCTCCAAAGACCCATCTCCGTCTTGATCTAGTAACACTTGATGTAACTTAGCACTCGCACCAGTACCTAACTGTATGTAGTCACCAGCTTTAAGTGTTCCTGTCATAACTACACTAACAGCATCATCTCCAGCACTACCAGATGCTACACATGAGCTTACTGTCCCTTGTGGTGTAGCATAGTCAGGATCTCCCAGTAGAAAAGTGCCAGTCTGACCCTTAAGTCCTACTAACATAGCTTTCCATTGAGCCGCCTTATCTCTATGTACCGAGGGAATATTGACTGATGCTTCCCACTTTTGACCGCCGTGAGAAATAACCTGTTGTTTGTACGTAAAAGGTGACTGTGATACAGCTACAGCATTAACAGCCCTAAGCTCAATGCTCTCAATACCTATTGTGGTTGGTGTAGCTAATGGGTAGCTTAGTGCCATGTGTTATATTCCTTATAAGTCTAACCGAATGTAGCTTTCATTGTGCCGCCTCTACGACGATCATTTAGTATCTCAGATTTAGTCATTTGAGCAATCTTAGGAGCCGCTTGAGCTATTATCCTCTTAACGCTATCATCTCCGTTAGCAGAGAAGTTAAAGTTCTGTACAACAGTAGTAGCACCGCCACCTTCCATCTGTACTCCTAACTTACCGTTAGCACCCCTCTTAAGTGGCATGATAGCCTCAGGTCCAGCTTCTCCCATTAGTCCAGTTCTACCACCAGACATAGGGAATGTAGTAGGGCTTCCAACTACTCCACCATCAGCGTAAGGTTGTATACTACCAGAACTAAAAACATTACCATTAGCATTTGGTACAGGTATACCGAAAGCGGCTTTAGCGGCATTAACCATTTGCTGTACAACAAGTACTTGATAGAGTTCTTTTATGATAGCTCTAGCCATACTCTTGAAAGCATCTTTAACTGATTCAGTACCTTCTACCATAGAGATGAAACCATCACCTATAATACCACCTATTGACTCAATTATTTCACCTTGTCTCTGTTTTTCTTCAGCTAACTTCTTCTCTGCTTCTAATTGATCATAAGCTATTCGTACACTCTCTTGTTGAGTATCTAATAGTTCTAAAGCTCTATCGTATCTTGCGCTACCATACTCTATGCCTAGTTTTTCTAGCTCTAGCTGTAACTTATACTTTTCGTTAAACTGTTCAGCAACTAGAAGTTCTCTGTCCTTAAGACCTTGGATAACTAATTGCTCTTGTGTAGACAACTTTAATTTATCTAATAACTTTTGTCTAGCATCTTCAAGGCGTTTTATTTTCTTTTCTTCTGCTGGGTCTGGACCTTTTTGTTTTGAAGGTGTTAGTGACATGCCCATAAGAGCGTCCTCACCAGCGAACCTTTGTCGTAGACCTTGTAATATAACAAACTCATCTGCGGCCTTCATAGCCGCTTCTCTACTTAACTCTAACTCTCTAGTGATCTTAGCGGCATTACCTGCTACATCAACCATCTGTTGACCAAGTAAAAGTTCAGCTTCTGATATTTTAGCTAACTCTTCTAGGTGTAATTTCTCTTGTGCTAGTCTATCTCTATTAGCTTGTACTTGATTTTTATGTAAGTTTTCAGCTTCTAATACTTCACTGCCAATCAAGTCTTTGTTTATTTGTATAGCTTTAGCTTTTTCTCTTAGAGAGTTAAGCTCATCTTGCAATACTTTAAGTCTACCTTCATCAGCTTTCTTAGCGGCGGCTATATCCTTCTCAAAGTCTTTCTGTAACTCTGAAGTCATATAGGTAGTATCATAAGTCTTATTCTTCAAGTCAAAGATCTTACCTTCAACTTCAGCTATCTTACTAGCTCTTTCTAGAGCAAGTTGACTTTCAGCACCAGATTGTAAAAGAGTTAACTCTTCGCCAAGTTTCTTAATCTCGGCAGTAAGGTCTTTAGCGGCTTCTCTGCCCTTCATTAAGGGTGCAACTAATGCAGTACCGATAGCCAAACCAGCACCTGCTATAGCTCCAGCAGGTCCAAAGATACCTAATAACTGCGCACCCTGTTGTCCGAGGGCGACCATAACATTAGTCCCACCTTGTACCTGAACTGCAAAGTCACCTACCTGATAACCAGCTTGTTGCATCTGCATACCTAGTCGGTTTACATTCTTACCAGCAAAAGCCATGTTAGATGCTTGTGATAAACTTGCATCACTAGCTTGTCTCAGTTGAGATGAAAACTTTCTTACTTCAGAATTAGCAGTCTGGTAAGATCCACCAAGCCTTGATAACTGTTTAGCTTGTTTGTTTAATTCTGCTGTATAGCGACCTGCTGTAATGTCTCCCTTACGAAAGGCTTGTTCTATAGTAATTAAATTACGCTCAAACTTTCTCTGTTCTTTTTGCGCTCTAATTAAGTCTCTATCGTCAACACCAATTATAAACTTTAAATCATCCATTAGCTATACCCATATAAACTGTATCAACACTCTTAATTGCTTTTATCTCCCACGAGGAAATAGGTGTCTCAGTCAGTTCCTTCCATGCTTTAATTTGTTCATAAGTTATCGGGTTAGGGCCAGAGAATCCAGCAGTTCTAGTGTTGCTTAACGTAATAAAGGCAGACCAGACATGAGCCATAAGCGGTGGAAAATGGGTCGGGGGTTCCAGTGCTTCAGGTTTACGTCCAATCTGCCTTTCTACTTGTTCTAAATGTTCACGTTCTGTAGTGCCATTCTCATCAGGTTGATTGAGCTTAAACTGATGTTCAGCCCATTCGCATAACTGATGAGTTAGGCTTTCGTAAAATCCAGAGAGTCTGCAAGTGCCTCCTCGATCTGATCCTTAATCCAAAACACTTCATCATAAAGCTGTTTAGCCTTAGCGATGGAAAGTTTGGGTTGTTCTTTATTATAGGTTATGTTCCACTCACAAGTTATCTTGGATAGCATATTAAGTGTTGCTTCTTCCATGTCTTGAGCAGTTATCTCTGTGTTCTTGTTACCTTGCATAGCCTTAAGACGTTTATTAGTCTGTTCATGCATCAGTGCTTTATACTCTTTAGAATGACTTGCGTTTACAACAATCGTCATATCAGTCTTATCATCATTCTTAAGTACAACACCAGTGTTGGGATGCCTAAGTGTAACTTCTACAATGTCACTTGTAGGTTTTAAATTCATTAAATCCATGTCGAGTTCCTTTCGGGGAATAAATGTCGGGGTTGTATATATAAGTGTGGGAACTTCCGACCCGACTCAGAAGTCCCCACTAACCTTAGCTAAGGTGTTACGTTATGAAGGTCGTGTGATCTTCAAGTTAGTTGCTTCAGTTGCATCGTATAGAGCAACGAAAGACATGCTAATCATTCGGCTTGTAGGTCCGTCTACGCCAACATCAGCACTGTTTATTTTTACTTTAGGGAACTGGAACGTATAAGCGTTAGCTCCTGTAGGGTCATTAACTGATACTTCAATCTCTGTCTCTGTCTCGTTAAGGAAACGGTTAATTAATGCCGCATCTTCAAAGTAAGCTGTTAGTGTACCTTCAACTTCTGCTCTACCATACTCTAATGATGGTGCGCTATCATCTCCGATTACGAAGGTAGGTGCGAAGGAATTAGTTAGTGTGAAGTCTAGTGCAGTTACGATAGCTACGTTAGATGCTCCACCTACGTTACCAATACCAATGTCACCTGAGTAAGCATCAAATGGTGCGGCTCCAGAAGCGTCATCTTGTGTCTTCTCTGTAGCACTCATAGTCATGTTCTTACCTACCATACCGAAAGTAGTAGCTACCATCTGGTTAGGTGCGAGGGAAATAGCCATAGTGGAAACTGAGCAACCTGAGAATAGTCTAGCTTGGTCAATGTCTGCGGCGTAGTCTTCTATTGATAAGAACTTAGGTGCAACACCTACTTTAAGTACGTTAGTTGCCCAAGAACTCAACATAGCTGATTCTAGTAGTTCGTCGTAGTCACCATCTCTTAGGTCTACAACAATGTCTCCACCAACTTGTCTGTTACCGTGTCGATCTACACGAGGCATACGGTCAGCTTGGATGTCGTTACCAGCTACACGATCTTTAGTTAAGTTTAAAGAGTGTGTACTGAAAGGAAGGTTAGTAAAGTTGCCAGCAGGTGTCGTACCGAAAGTGCTTTCGACTATATAAGACAGGCTGGAGCGTGAACCCTGTGCAAAGGCCATAATGTATTCTCCTAGTTATTTATAAATGTACCATCCGATATTAATCGGAACATAGTACCAAGGGCTGTCAATCAAACCTTGTTGCCTCTCAGCATAGTCGATTGATAATTTAATTGTTTCTGATTGTGCGTTAGTAAACGATATGTCAGTAGTAGCTGAAAATGCGTTTATAACTTTATTAACGTAGTCGTCTGCGGTTGACGGGCCATTACCTTCTGGTGCAAATACTGTAACAGCAAAAACACCTTGATACCTGAGTTGAGGATTTAAGCCTCTTACAGCAGGTCTATTTAACGTAGGCAGGTACTGTACCCTAATAAAGCTAGTACCTGTTGTCGGTTCAAATGCTACGTTCTCATAAGCAATATCTGGTAGGTTAGCCGTGTTTGAGATATGTGTCTCAAGTGCGGCACGTATGTCACTGTGTATACTAGCCATAAATATTCCTTATCTGTGCGAACACTTTATATCCAGCTTTTCTCCATTTAGGTCCACCATTCTCTACGTCTCTAGCGTGAGGAGAACCATTAGTAAATACAATAATACTCTTAGTATTGAAGTCAGTTATCCTAGCTATATCAGAATTTAGATTGTTTAAACCCTCTTGTCTCTTAGCTTCTAGATTTTGACCTTTAGGTCTGTTATCTGAAGACTTACCTCTTGGTCTACCTGCACCAACAGAATATGAAAAGGATGTAACATAAGCTCCAGTATCTACAGGAGATAAGTTTGTAGCAGTCCTAGCTATACTTTGTAGTCTTTCTTTAACTCCATCTTCAATCAAACCGTCAATTTTTTTCATCTTAGAAGATAAAGGGGTGTTTACTTTAACGTGAGACTTCATATCCTACTCCTGTACATCACATATGTAACACATAGCGACACCGTTAGAGAATATAGATATTGCTCTTGTTACTTTAACTGTATCTCCGTTACCTATGATTAAGTCATCAGGAAAAGGGTCTATACTTGCACCAAGATAAGGGACTACACATTTACGTGAACCCCTTATAACTTCTTCAGGGTTAGCACTAGAGTAGTCATAGAAGTAACCAGTAAAACTATAGTCAGTTGTAGATGAACCTACTACAGAACCTGTAGATGGGTTNTAGNTACCCCCCGTAGTAATTTTACGTAGTGTTAGTGTTTCACCAAAGTCTTCAACTAACTTGAGTAAGTCAAATGCTCTAAAAGACATATGTTACTCCTCTATTCGTATTCGGGTGTTTGATAACTAGGTGGGTTCTTAAATCTATCTCTTCTGAAAGAGCCTTCAATGCGGTTAGTGTTTTG